TTACGCCTGGCTGGGGCGGTTATACCATTACTTCAATAACATCAAACAAGGTGGGAAGGGCCACTTTCGCTTCTGCAGACCTACAATAAGCCGCTCCATCGATAAAATAAGCAGGATTCAACTCGACACCTATTCCACGACGCCCCTTGGTGATTGCCCTGAATGGAACGGTCATTAGCCCGCCAAACGGATCCAATACGGTATCACCCGGATTGCTCATTTGCTCGATGACCCGGTCTGCAATGTCGAACTGCATTGGACACAGGTGCATTTCCTTTCCTTTACTCCATTGTGAGCCATTGAGTGTGCGCATCCTTGTGACATCAGTCCAAACTTCATCTGACCAGCTTTGCGGCTGTAGGAGCATAAATCCTGATGGAAGCTTGCCTTTCATTTCGAGAGTTTCGGCTATTTTGACGACATATTCGAAATCCCAGACCTGGTTTAATGTGTATTCCTTGAACCATTTGAATATCTTGTCTGCTGGAAGGGCTGCAATTTCATCAGGCGTGATTCCACGATTTCCCGAACTCCTCGTAAAACCTGCAGCATCCATCTGCCATCTGGCACGAGAGTATCCGTCAGGGTTTTCCCACGCACCAATCTTTCTTTTATAGTCTTTTTTTGGCTTGACGACCGGTGTGTCTGCATAAGCGTTAGTCGTGTCTGTCTGAGGCTTCCTAAAAAGAAGAAGGTATTCAGGCATACCAACACCCATTTTTGTGCCATCCTTACATTGCTCAGTCCAACCAAGACGATAGGTTTGATTGTTCTCCCTAACAACATCAGTTACGATTGTTTTCATTCCCATGTAGGCAAACCCATGTTTTATATAGTGGTTTATACAGTCAAGATGGAAGGGGTAAACAGTCTGACAGCCAACACCAGATAAACCCATCGGAACTATTCGATCTTTTACGTGGATTGCTGCAATACGTCCAGGCTGCAAAACCCTAAACAAGTTTGGTGTCAAGTAATCCATCTGCTGAAAGAACTCCTCATTGCTTTCCGAGTGCCCATAATCAGCATAATTTGGCGAATACTCGTACTGTGATGAAAATGGAATTGATGTTAAAATCAACCCAATGGAGTTGTCTGGGTACCTTGATGAGTCGGCCATTTCCGGCACATTGTCGTTGTTGACAACCGCAAATCCGCTTCCGGTGATTTCAACCCTTTCAACACCCATTTTACGCGAAAGATGGGCCGCCATTTCGGCATGAGAAAGCCCGTATTTTTTAATTATTTCGGTCATGTTTGCGATAAGTTTTTTATGGTTATCCCATTTCTTTTCAAGTGACTTTCGGACATTCCTCTCCGCTTCTGTATAAATCAGATCAACGCGAACGGTGTTTGTCTGCAGAAATCGTTGAAGGCGGTGGATTGATTGGATGAAATCGTTGAATTTATATCCAATGCCAAGATAGATCGCCCAGCTGCAGAAACGCTGGAAATTGCATCCAGACCCGGCAATAACCGGTTTTGCAGAAAGTTCCGATATACGTCCATACGAGAAGTCGAGAATGCTTTGTTCCCTCTTTTCGTAATCCTGTGATCCGTAGATTGAGGTTATCCCTGGTATCGCTTTGTCAATTGCGTGACGCTCAGCTTCAAGGTCGTGCCAGATAATCCGATGAGCCGATGGATCCTCAGCGCGTAACTGCATCATCTTTTCAATACGAGAATCCAGGCTGTTGCGTTTCTCCCTGGCCGATTGCTCTAATCCAAGCGCGTTTGAGCTGAACATCGAAAATTGATTATTGCGCTCAAGTACTGGCTCGTTGTCTGACGGTATTTCATGCCAACGGAGGTCAAGGCCCGGCAATATATATCCATCATCATCTACCTGGTCACCTGTAATATCTGACGGCTTGTTGACAAATAGAGCCCACGAAGACACCCATAACCAAAACTCTTCTTCCTTGTGTGGGTGGAGTGTCAGGTTGTCGGCATGTGTTGAGTCTCGCTTAAAAAACCTGGTCTTTGCCTGAGAGATGTCCATCACACCAAGAAAGTCGGCATAGGCCAGTAGCTCGATATACTCGTTTGGTGACGGTGTGGCTGTGGCAACAAAACGATATTTAATCTTTTCGGTTCCACGTCTTATCTGCATGGGACCAGCGTCTCCGGTAAACAGTCGCATGAATTCACGAAACGTCTTTGTGCCACCCATTCCTCGAAGAACGGAGGCTTCATCGAGACTGGCCACCTGGAAAAGCGATGGGTTTAACCGACCATCCCGTATGCTTTCGTAGTTGGTCAAATAGATACCATCACCCTCAATTTCACTATCCCTTCTGATAAATTTTGGCTGAGTGGTCCACTTTAGGATGTTTCTCGAATCCTCAACAAACTCCTGCTTTACATTGAGCGGACAAACAATAAGGCCAGAACCATGACCCACATGATTGAGGGTACACCTGACAGCCTCAAGCTGTGTAACGGTTTTGTGTAGGCCAAAGGAGGCAAAACAGGCTCGTTTACCACCCTCAACAAGCCACTTAACCATCAGCTTGTTGTGTGGTTTAAGATTGCTGTTGATCTCATTTATGTCTATTTGAAACCCATGGTTTTCGGAGAGCTTCACCTTTGAACGCAGAAAATCTTCATAGTCCTTATTCTTCATGACTGTGTTTTTATCAATACCTAAAATCAGTGAAGTGAATAATTGCCATTGGCTTGGACAGGTCGTAGCCTTTGAACCAGGCCTCAAAGTCATCAAAGGAGAGGCCATCGTTTTTGGCGAGTATAGTTTTGCCAACCTTGCATAGATAGCCAAAGTCATCATAAACCACAGGGTCGCTATTTTTTGGAAAGCATATCTTTTGCACCCCAATGCCTGAATCCTTGCCAAGCCTTGCAAATTCTTTCTGCTTGGAGTTGTACGGATTATCTGTCCAATACCGTAGTGACAATACAGCCTCTCCGGCATTGACTTCATCTATCCTCTTCTTCCATAGGTCGTAGTTGGCTCGGATGGTGTGGATCTTCATTGGTTGAAAATAATAAGAGTTGTCACACAGCCCCTTCCAGATTTTCGCATGGAAGAATGTTGGCTCCCCTTTTCGGGGGTGTGTTGCCGGGAAGTATCGGCTGATAAGTAGTACGTAGGTTTTCATTTGTGTTTGGTTTTTAGTCTTTTAGTCTTTACATCCACATTCTCCTTGGTGTAAATCCTGTCAATCGCTTCCACAATTTCCTGTATTTCCTCACCGCAAATCCAGGCTGCCTGAATGGTGTTCAACAGCATGCGAACCTCCCGCTTGCGATTACTTATGGATTTGTCGTCTGCTTTCATCTTGTCTGATTAAAACGGTTCACAGGCAATGCAAATGCCGCTATCAAAGAGTTCGCTGTACATTGACACGGGGAGCGTCTTTCCGCAATTGCTACATTTGAATGTCTCTATGCTTTTTTCATCCAACCACGACAGTCCGTGTTCTGCGAGTATCGTGTCCAGTTCTCGCAACGACACCTCACCAAAATTTCTGAGTTTAAGCATGCTGCTGCGTCTGTAGCTACAAAGGTCTTCAAGGTGGCAGAAGTCGTTTTCCTTGAGTAGCGTGTGGCAACGGATGGAGATGTCCAAGTCGTCGATGTGTGTCGATGGCTTTTGGGGTTCTGTGAATCCTTCCGGCTTCAAAAACGACATGCTGATAGGGTGGAAAGAATACCCAAACGTCAGCATCTGAACCCAAATGCGTCCTGTTTCGGCCACCTGTTTGCGTTCCTCCTCATCCAGTTCAAAACACATGGTTGTCTTGGTTCTGTTGTCAGACATATCAACATGTACCGGAAGGGTTTCGTACTCTTCTTGTTTCTCCGCTATGCGGACATTTACTTCGGGAAATTCAATTGCTTTCATGCTTTTGATTTTTGCGTTCAAAATATGCAACTATTGTGTGTTAAAATATTTAATCGTACACGTGGGGTTGGGAGTCGGCTCTTTATCCGCCACGCTACCAAAGTGATCAGGGCGATTGTGCCGACAACGGCTACCGTGTTTTTGTCAGTTTTCATAGACTTAGGGTGTAGTGTGAATGGCTTGATTTGCGCCCTCTTCTTGCGCCTGTGACTGATTCGGCACCTGGGTGGAGGGTTGAACAGGTTGCGTGTCGTTAAGGTCGGAAACGGCCTTATTTCGCCTGATCTCATCGAATAGTTGCAGCATCCTAAGACGCTGTGCCTCTATGAGTCGCCTTTGGCTCTCGATGGTCAGCTTAAGGCGCGTGTTCTCAATCTCAACGGAGCGTACCCGCTGTTCGCGGATCGTAAACTCTCGCTGTTCACGGGTTGCAAACCTACCCCTTAGATCCCGAAGGTGCGCGCTTTGTGCGGGCAACCGTGGCCCGAATAATGTTTGCTGATTCATAATCTTTGGCTTTTGAGTTTACCAGTTCTTTTGCTGCCGCATGGACAATGGAGGTAATAACCTCTCGTTGTGAGCGTGTGAACCCGCCCCGCTTTTGGGCGATCTGATTAAAGGCGTCAATAAGATGGCCTGTGTTGTTACAGTAGATGCTTTCAAGGAACCAGTCAAACGGAGTTCTTTTGAACTCGATAGGCATGTGATAAATCCCCTCAGAGGCTTTTTGTCTGATTGTGTGGCGTGCCAGGACTCTATCATCTTCTATCCGTTTGATGTGGGCTTTTATAAAATGCCCGAAATCGGGATCATTCAAAATGCTGTCCATGTCGGGGTAGGCCTTCCGCATGGCTTCTACTGTTTCGGGACTGATGGCCTGTTTGACGGCCATATGCTTTGTATCCATTGTTAAAAAAGTTTGGGGTTTTGCTTGGATGCTTCGATTTTACTGACGCGCTGAATCTCGTCATCAACAGCCTTTTCCAGCATCTTTGCATCACGCAGGTAGGTGTGTGAGTGCGTTTTGAAGTAGTCTTTCTGTGCGGAGCGCATCCGCCTGACCGTGTCGAAAAATTCTTTGGCATCCATCGTCACGTCTATTGAAGTTCGAGCGTACCGTCACGCAACCACCGGCGCACGTCACGCAGCAATACCTGGCGTTGCTCGCCATTGTCGGCTTCAAAGTGTACAACCGGAAGCCTGTCGCCTGGTGAAAAGACGGTGCCGATAAAGGTCACACCGGGAGTAAAGCTGCCCTGCCTCGTGCCCTTTACCCGAAGCACATCGCCATCGCCAAGGAAGGCGGCAAAGCGTGAAATACGCTCATGAGTTGTGAGGTCAGTTTCCATATTTTTCTACTTTGAATTTTGTTTGATTTACTTTTTTGTCAACTTTCAGCGTCTTGATATTTTTTATGTCGCTGTTATTGAGCGTTTTGTAATATATTTCGGGAAACTTTCAAAACCTACTACGATAGATTGTTTTCCGTTTTGGTCAAGTTTACGGCCTTTACTTTGTCATCAAGTTGCCGTTTTACACGTTCATACTCATTCTTCGGGTCGTAGACAACATTGTAGGAGCCGATGATGAAATACCCGTTGGTGATCAGCTCGCCAAGGATCTCCGTGAAAAGCTTCTGGCATCCCTGCTTTTGGATGAAGGCGATACACTCGCTGTGGGTTTTGAAAGACACGGTTTTGAGTTTCATGACTTGGAGGTTAGTTGGTGTTCTTTGCAATCAGGTTGATCACGCCGTCCATGACCGATTTTTCAATATCGTCCTTGGCGCCGGTGATGGTGTTCGACATCGACCGCTTGGATTCGATTATGTCATAGATATGCTCATCAATAGTGTCCTTTCCAAGCAAGTAGACACAGTTGACGGAGTCCGTCTGTCCTACCCTGTGTGCCCTGTCCTCGCATTGCTCACAGTCAGCAGGGTGCCACGGAAGTTCAAGGAAAGCCACGCGGCTCGACGCGGTAAGGGTGATACCCACACCGGCGGCCTTGATGGAGCAGACGATAAGCTGCACTGACGGATCTTTCTGAAACCGGTCGATGTTCACCTGGCGTGTCTGTGAGTCATCATCACCCATGATCGTGACCGCACCGGGAAAGAACCCCAAAATCATGTGCTGGACTTCACGTAGGTGAGTAAAGAGGATGAGCTTCTCGCCCGAATCAATCACATCGGAGATATACTCTACAGCGGCCCCGATCTTGCCCCTGGCTGAAATGTTTTTCAGCACCCCAATCCTGACCATGATCTCGCCCCTCATAGACCGTTGGACTTGCTCATCCGTTGCGGCCTTATAGCGGCGGAGGTAGTTTTCAAGGTCAGTGAGGGCGTCCCGGTATTCCTTGCGTGTTGTGATGTCGCAAAGGACTATCTGTCGGATTTTCGGCGGCAGCTCTTTGAGCACTTCGCTTTTTTCGCGTCTGTAGTAGCAATGCTTCCTGAGCATGTGGTTGAGCTCAATATGTCGGGAGTTGCTATCACAGTAGGCTTG